CTCATCGCGTGTGTCGTTGCCCTTGTAGCTGTAGACGACCGGGCGCAGCTGTAGGATTTGCTCGATGCCTTGATCGAAGTCCTCCTCGACGTTCTTGATGCGCGCGTCGGACGAATCGGCCCAGGAGCCGCCGCCCGGTTTCGCGGCGGTGCCATACATATACATCAGCTGGCCCTGGACGCCGCTCGTCAGGTCCATGTTCGGATTGCCCATGCCGCCCGAGTTGCCGATGCGCCATCCTTCCTGCGGTCCCTCGTAGGCAAGAGCGAACATGCCGATCCAGCCATACATCGTGTCGTTGCGCAGAACCGTCGGCCAGGCCGAGAGATTCGCTTGCTGCGTGCCGTGCAAAGGTCCGTTGCTGAGAACCGAGCCGTTGGCCTGGATGGTCGCTCCGGCGCTGAGCGAGCCCGGCACGTGAGCGTTGCCAGCGATGAGCTGGAGCGCGGTCGTCCAGCCGCCGCCGGATCGACCGTAGGTCTGGCCGTCCGTAGGTGCTTCGCCCACCGGGCCTTCGGGTCCGCGTTCGCCGGGCGGTCCCTGCGGCCCCACCGGCCCGAACGGTCCTTGTGGTCCTTGTGGTCCTTCCGGTCCTTCCGGTCCCACGGGTCCAGGCGGGCCACCCTCGTCACCCTTCTCGCCTTGCGGACCTTGCTCGCCTTGCTCGCCTTGCTCGCCTTGCGGCCCGCGCGGACCCTCGGGACCGATCGGGCCTTCCGGTCCGCCTGCCGTTCCTGGCGGTCCTTGTGGTCCTTGCGGTCCCTCGGGACCGCGCTGTCCCGGCTCGCCAGCGACGGTGATGAACCACGGCGTGTGCCTGCCGAAGCCGTTGGCGAGGTCGACGCTCATCACCAGCTCGTTGCTCTCGTGGTCGTAGCGGACGACTTGGCCTTCCATCCAGGCGTTCGGCGTCGAGGCGCGCAGGCGCATCGGCGGCACGAAGCCGAGGTTGAACTGCTCCATGATGAAGGTCGCCGTCTCGCCGACCGCGATCTCGACCTCGCTCTCGCTGTCGCCGTAGATGATCGGTCCTGCGGGCGCGTAGGGCGCGGCGAAGACTTCGGCGCCGGGCGGACTGAGCGCGCCGGGAGTGACACGTTTGACGGTCATCGCGTGATGCCTTCCAAGATCGTGACGTCGAGCGTCAGGCAGACGCGCTCGAAGCGCGCGTTGCTGGCGCGCACGTCGCCAACGTACTGGCCGGGCCAGATGCGCCGCATCATCACCTCCGGCACGTACCAGATCAGATGTCCCCAATTCGGCGCCGCGCCGACTGAGAGCATGCCGTCGCTCGTTCCGCCTTGGAGGACGACCTCGTTGTCCTGCGGTCGACGGCGGAGCTGCATCTCGAAGGCGATGCCGCGCAGGTCGAGCTGCGGTCGCGCGCTCGCCAGCCGCTCCGGCTCCGGCTCCGGCGACGAGCCGGACTCCGTCACGACGTAGCGCAGCGAGTCGACCCACACCTCGTTGTTGGCGACCTCGAAGACGACGTGCGCGAGCGGCAGCGCGAGGACGTTGGCGGCAGCCATGCGATGCTTATCCCGTGTAAGGCGCGATGCGCGGAGGCCAGTGACGGTCCGAGGTCGGATCGGCTGGCAGCGCGCTTTTCGCCATGTCGTTCGCCTTGGCGCGCACCGCCTGCACGTAGTTCCAGGCGCGGTCGATGTCCGCCTTGTGCTGCCGCGTCCGCGTCGGCCATTGCTTCGCGTCCGTGCCGTGATCGAGCGTCGCGGCGTTCAGCTCATAGAGGCTGTAGCGTTGCAGCGGCTCGGGGAAGGCCTCCTCGATCCGGCGCTCCGCCTCGCGTTGCGCGATCTGCGTGCGATAGGTCTCGCGCCAGTTCGGCGGCAGGACGGGCCGCATGTCGACTTGCCGCACGGCGTCGGGCGGCAGGTCGAGCATCGCCGTCTCGCGCACCATCGGCCATTGCTTCTCTGTCGGCACCTCGGCGCGGTCGTCGAGCGTCAAGAGCACCGGCACGACCTCGTCGGTTTTAAGCGTCAGCGACGACCGTCGCACGAAGGTTCGCATCGTGTCTCCTCCCGCGCCTCAGAACGGCGGTTGCTGGTAGTGATAGGTGATGATCGAGTTGTAATTGCCGACGGTGAACGTCGGCGGCGACGTGTTGCCCCAGCTCGCGGGCTGCACGACGTTGATCGAGGAGGACGAGTTCGCATAGAAGTCGAATTGCCCGTTGCCGAGACTGTCGGTCCAGGCGCATTGCGCGCCGCCGCCGTTCGCGACCCAGACGCCGTAATCGCCGTTGGCGAACACCTTCGCCTGCTGCGTGTAGAGTCCGCCGTAGTTGATGAAGATCCCGGTCTGGTTTCCCATCACGCCACCGAGGCTCCAGTTGACCTGATTGCCGGTGACGCCGATGTAGGTGCAATTGACGGCGAAGCAGCGAACGCAATCGACGCTGCCGTTGACGGCCCAGCCCACTTGAGCGCCCCACACGACGCAGTCGTAGCACCAGCAGCCGATGCCGGTCGGACAGTGGACGCCCGTTTCCCAGAACAGCCAGGTCGGCGGCATCGGCGTCTGCGTGCCGACGAAGAGCAGGTCTTGGAAGACAGGCTTGCCCGCGCCGACGTTGCGGATGCCGGTGTTGAAGCGAGTGTTCTCCTGGCGCAGCCTGATCTCCGTGCCGAAGCGACCGCGCAGCATGTTGATGTTGTAGAAGGCATCCTGGGCGCGCTGTCCCGAGGAGGAGCCGTTCGCGGCGAACTCGCCGAACACCGGATGCGCCGCGAGCATCGTTCCACGGATGACGAGCCGGTCGGCGTTCGGATGCGAAATCTCGATGCCGCCGTCGAAGACGCCCGCCGTCAGCAAGAGCGTGACGTGGCCGCGCGCGCCGATGATCTTGCGGCGCAAGGCTTGCATCGCGGCGTCGATGCTCGGGAAGTTCTGGCCGCTCGGTCCGACCGTGTAGCTCGCCGCCGCCGTGATCTCCGGCCACGGCATGAAGCGCAGGTGCTCGCCGTCGTAGAAGAACTGCACCACGTCGTCGGCGATGATGTCGCCTTGCAGCATCAGTCCGCCGCCGTTCGGCTGAAGCTCTATCGCCGCGAGGTTGTTGATCTCCATGTAGGTCGGGCCGGGATTGGTGTTCGCCACCCTGACCGCGATCACGTCGCCCGCTGTCATCTCAGTGATCGGTGGGATGAAGTTGGCGACGATGCGGCCCGGCGTCGGCGATTGGTCGATCGTGTAGGGGATGTTCACGTTGAACACGTCGCCCGCGCCGCCGCCCGCGCCGCCGAAGTTCGAGAGCTGGAAGACGGTTCCGTCGTAGACGAGCGTGACGAGCGCGCCGTTCGACAGCTCGCGCTCGCCGACATCCGCGCCGTTCATCTTGCGGATCGGTCGCGAGCCCGCGCCCGCGTTGATGCTCGCCGGGCCGGTGTTGTTGTGGCGCACGCGGACGCGCAGCACCAGGCCGCGGGTGTATTCCGTGATCGGCGGATCGTAGGCGACGAGGAGCTGATCTGGCGTGCCGGTGTCGTCCGCGTAGTTGAGCGACTGCGAGCGCACGCCTTCTGTGAGCTGCTCGAGATTTTCCGCGTCGGGCCGGATGTTGCTCTTCGTGATCAGCGCGACGATCTCGCGCATCGGATGCTCGATAGCCGCCGCAGGCGGGATCGAGCCTTCCTGGCCGATGGTCGGATCACCGTTGACGTAGGGTCCGTCGGGATCGCTGTCGCCGTATGGCTGGACGTAGCGCATGGGTCTGTCCTGTCCTTGCTCTGCTCTGTGTTCCGGCGAACGGATCGTCGGGGAAGCCGAGTCCGCTGTAGTCGAAGATCACTCGCGTGTGCGCGGGCTTCCAGCGCCGCAGCAGGCATTCGAGATCGAAGGGCATGCGGAACTGCAAGTGCGGATCGGTGCCGCAGCGACCGGAGGCGCAGCGAAACCACACCAGCCCGATATTGGCGACCTGAGCCGTCCAGACGAAGCGGTTCTCCGGTCGACCGAGGTACCAGCGATGCCTGATCTGCGACGGCGGTCGCGTGTCGCCGACGCGCGAGACGCCCGCCATGAACGGCGCCCATTCCTGAATCTTCACGTCGAAGCCGAGCCACGCCATCACGTCGATGAAGTATTGCCGCGACTGTCCGCCCATCCACGTGATCTTGGTGACCAGCATCCGCTGGCGCTCGCCGACCGTGTCGCTCTCGGGAAAGCACGGATCGGGTAAGCCGTAGGCGCGCTCCCATTCGGGGAGCAGCTCGACGGTGCGCTGCGGATCGCTCTCGCGTTCGAGGAGGTCCGCCGCGCGTCCGTCGACGTAGCCCCAGAAGCGCGCGAGCGCGTCGACGACGCGGCCCATCGTGCTCGACAGCTGGCGCGCCCAGGCGCGACCGCGCGGCAAGAGCGCGAACAGCGCCGCGACGTAGTCGTCGCCGGTTCGCCGAACGTGACGGTCGAGCGGCGCACTCGGCAAGAGGTCGACCATCGCTCAGGCTCCGTAAACGATGTTGCCGAGCACGGGCATGTGACCGGGCGAGGGCATGACGTCGTCGCGGCTGTTACCGAGGAAGAAGTTGTCGACGCCGGGCGCGCCCATCACGGCCCAATTCTTCCAGGCGGCGTAGATCGTCGCGCCGGGCGCGGCGCGCTCGCGCAGCATCTCGCGCAAGTTCGCGGCGATGGCGAGCCGGATCGACGGCGTGTCCGGCGTCAGCCGGTTGATCTCGACGTTCACCGCCTGACGCAGCGGCGCGACGATGAAGCGGTCCTTGGTGGCGACCGGGCGCACGCTATCGAGGTAAGCGGCGACGCGCTCGATGTCCGTCTGCACCGGAAAGCCGTCGCGGTCGGCGCGCAAGCCGTCCATCATGAAGCGGATCGTGACCGTGCCCAAGCCCATTTCGAGCGGATAGCACCAAGCGCGCGTGACGCCCGGCACGGCGAGCGCCCAATGCACGTAGTCGACGGCGGCGCCGCCCATCGGCGGCTGGCGGATGCGCAGCAGGACGCGCTCGCGCAGCTCCTCGTCGGTCTCGTCGTCGACGCCGCCGTCCATCGAGACGACGAGGGCGTCCGTGCTCACGCCGTTGAGCGGTCGCGCCAGCATCAGCCGCGTTCCGGCTTCGAGGTTGCCTGCCGCGCCGGGATCGAGCGCGCGCGTCTTGACCGGCGTCGCCTCGCCCGAGGGCGCGAGGAGGACCGCTTCCGTCGTCTCGTACTCGACGCCGAGGCTGCTGCGCACGCGCGAGCCGAGCGGCACCGCGATCCAAGTCTGTCCGCTCAAGTTGATCTCGCCCTCGGCGAGCGTCGCGAGCTTGCGGCCCGTCGAGCCGTCCGCGTTGGTGAGCCACATGCGCGCGTGCCGGTCGAGCCACTCGTGCTCGGCGGTATCGGGCAAGAGCTGCTTGGCGAGCCAGTCGATGTATTGGAGCGTCAGGTGACAGAGCGCCGCCGAGCCGTCCGAGAGGACGCGCAGGATGCTATTCGGGATCGTCGCGTCGGCGCCCGGCAAGTTGGCGCGCACTTGATCGCGCACGATCACGCGCACGGCCTTCAGCGTCGGCGTCGTCCACGGCATCTCAGGTGCCCTCGATCAGCTCTTGCCACAGGACTTGGTAGCGCAGCTCGATGGCGAGCTGCGGGCCGCGATAGAGGCGGACGACGGCGTCGATGCGCTCGCGGTCGACGCGCGTCGCCTTGATGTCCATCGCCGAGGCGAGGCGGAGGTCGAGGAACGGCTGAACCGCCTCGCGGATGTAGTACTCGACGCGCGTCGTCGTCGAGCCGCGCTGCGAGCCGGGTCCCTCGATCTTGTCGCGTTCGAGGAGCCAGAGGCGCGAGCCGAGCGGCCAGCCTCCCCATATCTCCTCGGCGTCGAGGTCGCCCCACCAGCCGCGCCGATCCGTCGAGTCGGGATCTGGCAAGATGTCCTCGCGCTCGGCGAGCCGGTCCGTGCCGAGCGCGACGATGACGGCGGTCGCGAGCGCCTGCCGGTCGTCGAGCGTTCCGTCGTCGCGCAGCGACCAATCGAGCGCCACGTCGTACTGCGGGAAAAAGGTGTTCTGGACGAGCCTGACGTCAGGCATCGGCGCTCCTCGCGGAAAGCAGTTTTCGGATTTATTTTCGCGAATGATCTCAGCGGCGACTTGCCGCTAAGTCCTTGATGTTCGCGCGCGGAGGAAAAGTGTGAGTTCGCGTTGTGGTATAATTAGCCGTCGGGCGCTGCCAACGCCCGACGACCAAGTCAGTCAACCGAACAAGGAGGTCTCTCACCATGAGACGCAACAGCATAGCTCGCGGACCGACCGAGATCAAATTCGAGGTCAGGGTCGCGGCCCGCAAGGGCCGCTCGAAGCCGTTCGACAACTACGACTCGCTCGGTCGCGCCAAGCGCGCCGCGCTCAAGCTGACCGAGGCAGGCATCCCGGCGGCGGTCGTTCAGGTGACGCGCAAGATCGTCTGGCACCACGCCTCGCAGACGAAGCGCTGACGATAGTAGCGCCGGGCTCCGGCCCGGCGCCATCAATCCTCCGGCAGCGGCAAGAGCGTGATCGGATGCGTGCTGTGGATGCCGTTCGAATCGATCCAGACCGCGAAGGCACCGAAGCGCATGTAGATGCGGTCCTTGGTCACGCGGAACGCCTTCTGCGGCTCCTGCTGAAGCATCGAATGCTTGTCGCTCTGCTCGAAGAAGGTCGTCGACTTGGCGTTGTCCTCTTGCAGCGAGTTTTGCCCCATTGGCTTCTGCGGCTGCGACGCTCCTTCGCCGCCTTGGGCTTCGCTCGCCGCCATCAGCGCCGCGAACTTGGCATCCTCCGCTTGGTTCTTGCTGTTGCCGGAGACGAGCGCGATGCGGTTGACCTTGCCGGCCTTCGCCGACATGAAGTTCCCGGCCTTGTGCAAGAGGAACTGCTGCGCGTCGTCGCGTCCGCGAAAGAGCGCGTTGTCGCCTTTCTCCAAGCCCTTGAGCCGGTGGCGCCGGTCGTCGATGGGCCCGGAGACCGGAAAGCTCCGGTTGCCGCCGATGAACGACATGAAACACTCGGGTCCGCCCGTCTCCTTGCCGTCCTTGTCCTTGTCGGGATCGAAGGGCACGGTCGCGAAGCCGTACATGTGCGGCGTCTCGATGCCGCTCCGCTTCTCGCCCTTCATGAAGCTCGCGCTGACCTCCTGCATCTGCTTGCCGTCGTCGACGCTCGACACGGTCGCGCGAGCGCCGCCCGAGGTGTAGGCGCGGAAGCTCGAATTATACGGCGTCGCGTGGTGCATCAGGCGCTCCGTGGGAACAGGGGGTTGGCATTGAAGGCGCCGAAGTTCGGGCCGCGATGCTCGTTCTCCTTGACCGTGTGCCGCCGCGCCCAGCCGACCGTCGACGTGAAGCTCGCGGCCTCGCGACCGGCGTGGCGCATCGTCAGGACCACGTTGTCGGCGACGCCTTCCGCCGCGAGGACGCGCGCCGCCGCGAAAAGCGGCGTTCTGGCCGTGCAAAGGTCGCGGCCATCGAGCGAAGCGACGTAAAGGCCCCTGCCGGAAGGTCGAACTACG